GCAGCCGACCGGCTTGCAGACGCTGCTCACCGGCCTGCAGCAGCTGCAGGACGATGCGCTGAACCGCTTCAAGGAACTGCAGCAGGAGATGGACGAGTTCTTCCGGCCGCGGCTGGTCGAGCTGCTGGATGCGTTCTCGCTCGAAGGCGCCGTCGGACAGATCGAACGCCAGCAGATCGTTGCCTCGATAGGTGACGCGTTGGCGCAGATCATCGAAGAGCGCCGGGTGCGAGTTTCGGAGAACGAGGCGACGGCGCAGCTGCTAAAATATCTGCAGGCGAGCCTCGGCGGCACGAATGCACGGCTGATCACCGAGGAGACTGTGCGGGCGACGTCCGACAGCGCCCTTGCCAGCTCGATCACTGCACTCGACGCTGAGGTTGATGGCAATCTGGCCCGCCTGATCGCCGAGGAGACTGCGCGCGCTGATGGAGACGGTGCACTTGCCACGAGCATCAGCGGCGTGAGTGCTGACTTCAACGGCCGTTTCGCGCAGGGACTGGTGAAGTTCGAAGCGGTCGCGGCGCCGACCGGCGTTGATGCCCGTTTCTCGGTGTTGCTGCGGGCAGGGACCAGCCAGAGCTTCAAGGTGTCGGGCTTCTATGTCGAGCTTTACACCGAAGGCGGCGTGCAGAAGTCGCGCATGGCGGTCCAGGCGGATCAGTTCCTCGTCACCTCAGGCAACAACCGTCACTATCCGCTCGTCTTCGAAAACGGCGTCCTAAAGCTTGCTGTCGCTGATATCGGCACAGTGTACGGCGCCAAGATGATCCTCGGCGGCGGCAAGCTCGTCATCGACGGCGACCTGGGAACAATCGAGGTTTTTAGCTAATGGTCCGCACGATGATTGGCGTCGACAGTACCGGCGCCGGCTGCGTCAAAATCATGAAGAACGACGCTGACAATCCGCGCACGACGCCGGACAGCCAGCGCTCGAAGTTCCTCTATAACTCAAAGTATGCGCTGAACGCTTCGATTGCCCACATTGAGCGTGTGAACACTATTCCTGGCGGAAGCGGCACCCAATACTTTCCCGCCGGGTCTAACTCTTCCAACTATCAAAAGCTTGTGGCTTACGGTGACGCGGGCGGGTTTAATGAAGCCATATGGGTGTTTAAGAATAGCGCTTTCCCAGACATGAAGTACAATATGCCGCTTTTCGACGTGAAGGCCACCCGCAATAGTACCGGCCGCTTTAATCAAATGAAGATACAACGCCGATACAGCGGAAAATATTACCACGATCAAGGCGGTTACTTGTTTATGGGGAACTGGCGCCAGGCCGGTTGGTTCAAGGACTATCAGGGCCTTGTCAGTAATTGGGGCTCATTCCCGTATGGCACTGTCACGCGGATCAATAACTCCGACACTAACGACGCCTACAATCGCTTTCAATCCAGCGATAAACGATTGATCGTGTGGAACCTCCCCGGCAATGAAGACCCGTCATTAGAAGCTCCCGTGCTCGCGCCAAACGGCAGTAAGAACATCATCATCCGTTCGGATAAAATGATTATCGCCAAGCCGGGGTACAACGCGGAAACTGCGACCGAATGGCAAGTTTCCTTTGATAGCCGCCGTGTGCCTGTGAAGGTCATCGCCGCCGCAGATATTGCCATTCCAGCGGGAGAGTCGTTCTACGATACCGGGATAACGTTGCCGACAAATATCGCGCTTGATGTTCATTTCTACACAGGTTCCACAATCTACTATCCGTGGACTCCTGACATGGAAGACGGTGCGGGAGCGGAGTACTGGTTTAGCGGCACTCGTATTTACTTTAACGCGGCCTCCGCTATGCGCGCTCGGTTCATGCTGTACCTCGACGCAGGAGACAGCCCGACGAATGGTAGCAACAAGGTGTTTAGGCAGTTCACTGAGGGCGGCGTTGATGTGGTCCAATTCCTGCGCCCGGGTTCTGCCAATCCACCTTCTTGGGCAGACATCGTGATCGACAGTCGCTGGCCCTGTGTGCAAATCATCAAAGAGGGGTATTTTCCTGTTTCGGCAGGGAGTCCAGTCGAGACAGTTGTCAGTTTCGACGCTACAGGCATGTTCCCCATGGTCAAGTACATGACCAAACACGGGTCCGGCTCGGATCAGAATTTCGGCAGTTGGTCGGCGTCGATTAAATTGCCGTCCGTCCGCCAGTTGGTCTACTCGACAAGCAGCAATTTCGAGTGTGGGGATAGCTCCCACTGTCGCCTAACCCAAACAAGCGCAACGTTTGTCACTAATCGCGGACGACCAGGCGACTATTACAACGATGATGATGATCCGGGCACGTGGCGCACGGAAGGCGCCGACGACGTGCTCGGCATCCGCTACTACATTCTCGGCATTCCAGCTTAGGAAAATCTGACATGACTGCACCCTATGTAACGGGCACGGTTTCCGTGACCGCCGGCAGCGCCGTTGTCACTGGCTCCGGGACCGCCTGGGCGACGGTATTGATCGCCGGCGGGCTCTTCGGTCTCGACAGCAGCAACGGCAACCCGGTGCCGATACTCTCCGTCGACAGCAACACGCAGCTCACGCTGGCCAAGCCCTGGCGCGGCACCACGGCGGCTGGGCAGGGCTACTGGATTGTCCGCGATACGGCCTATCTGCAGCAGCAGACCGTCAACGCGCAGGCGCTCTCGACCTATATTCAGCGGCTCGACAATGCGGCGCTTGCGGCGCTGGCCGGACTGACGCCGGCCGCCGGAAAGCTCGCCTATTTCTCCGGTTCCAGCGCTGCGGTTTTAACCGATCTGGAGGCAAAAGGCCGCGACATCATTGCGGCGACGAGCACGCTCAACCTGCTCGGCAAGTTAGGTCCTGTCCTCGGCGGCGGAGCACCTACACCAGCGGCTGCGGGCGTTGGGTTAGCTGACGGTGACTTCAATACCGTTGCAGTCGGGGGCGTCTATAACATAACAGGCAACTGGAATAACGGCCCCAATGGTAATGGGAGCTATGCCGGGTTCCTGACGGTACTTCAACGCGGAGGCACGCAAGCCTGGCAGGTCTACCGCATAGCCACAACGACCCGAGATGAAGCCTACATCCGTTTTACGAACGATCTGGCAAGCAACAACTGGCCGTTCCCCTGGCGACGCTTGGCGGGGGAAGTGGTCGGAACCGTGTTGCACTCCGGCGGCGTAGCAACCGGAGCTATTATCGAGCGTGGAAGCAACGCTAACGGGCAATACACGAAGTATGCCGATGGAACCATGATTTGTGGAGGCGGCAGGGATCTAACGTCATCCGATCTTCCCAGCGCTGGCAACTACAACTTGGTGATACCTTTCCCTGCAACATTTTCGATTGCGGAGGGAACCCCGCGCCTTTTGGCTTCACTAGGGTTTCAATCCGAGGGCGCGGTAAGTTGGCTAAACCTGACAAAATACGCCGTGGGCAGGTTCCCGAGCGCAACTAGCGGCAACATCCTGATGCAAACTACAGGCTCGTTCACCACAACAGTTCAAGCAATGTGGACAGCATTCGGAAGGTGGTTCTGATGAAGATTGCACTCTCTCCGCAGCGTCGCGATGACGCGATCGTGGTCTCGAAGTTCGGCGACATACTGACAATCGATGGCGCAGCTTTCGATTTCAGCGCGTTGCCAGATGGCGCCACCATTCCTGCCGGCGAGATACCTTGCGACTGGATCATCGGTCCGGTCGAGCGGGTCGGGGGCCGGCTGCAGCTGACGCTAATCCTGCCGCATGGACCGAACCCCTCGGCGGCCGTGGCTTTTCCTTCGCAGCTTATCGATCCGCCTGACGGGGTGATCGCGCTGCCATTTGATCCACCGCCGGCACTGGTCGCCGATGCCACCGAAGAGGAGCCCGCGAATGTGGACGGTTGATACATCCAAGATTGTCACGGCCGAGCAGAAGGCGGCCGTAGCGCGTGCCGCTCTGCAGACGCAATACTCGGCCGCCATCCAGGCGCATCTCGATGCCAAGGCGCGCGAGCGGCAATATGACGGCATCCAGACCGCCATCACCTATCGCGGCGATCCGAACCCGCAGTTCGCGGCCGAGGGCGAGGCCCTCTTCGCCTGGCGATCGGCAGTGTGGACTTACTCCACGGCCGAGCTGGTGAAGGTGCTCGTCGGCGAACGTTCGCAGCCGAGCGTCGAGGAGTTCATCGCGGAGCTGCCAGCGTTTGAGTGGCCGTGACGTCGCGGCCCTCTGGACTTTGATGTAGGATGTTTCGATGCGTAATGACTTTGACCATGCAATTACCCCCGAGACGGAGGAAGTGGCCGCGGCAGTTGCGTCGGCTGTCTTTCAAGCTTATCGGCAGTTTCTTGAGGCGGAGTGGAACTCCGAAGGGTCCATGGAGGGGCGCTCAATAGACCCTGACTACGCGGAGCAGTGTGTAGCCATGCTGCTTCCGGAAGAGGTTGCGAAATACATGCCGAAAAGGCGATGAGGCTGTTGACGACGCCGCGTCCGACCTCTCTGGCCTGGATGAAATCGGCCTCCGTCCAGATTTCGGCATCAACGTTGGTCAAACTGTCGAATGCGCCCTCAAAATCGCCGGAGTTCAGCATTTCCTTCGCTGCTGTTTCGGCGCGCCCGAGGAGCCTGGGGGAGAGCCGTAGAGCGGACTGAGGGAAGAGGTCGCAATCCGCCCAAACTCCATGAGCTAACTCATCGCGCATGGTCCAGGCGTCGTGGATCGGCTGCCGAATGGCCCGAAACGTTTCCAGAAGCTCGTGTTCTCCAGTCTCTTCAAGGCAAGCCGCGATCGCGGCAAGCAGCTGTTTATGCCCCCTGAAATTGGCTAAAACTACTGAAATTGCTCGCGGCCTTCCGCCCACCAATGACCGGAACACAGCTTCCAAGTGTCGCTCTGCGTCGGCAATGTAAGCAACGACTGCACCGAGCGCGCAAGCCATCGTAGGGTTCTTAAAAATGACGTCGGCCCCGTAAGTGATTCTATGATGGCCTTCAAGGCTCTGCACTTGTTGCCTTTTCGGGACCTCAATCTGTTCCGACTTCATCTGCTCGCTCCGTCTTAGACTGCAGGCGTCTACACCGTTTCGGGCGAAAACCAAGCACGTCGGCAGTGCGGAGTCGAGACCAGACAACTCGCGAATTTAATCTCCATCAGCAAAAGGTGAAACATGGCTCGGGAAACTCTTCCCGTCGCCCTCGAACTCATGTTCGGGGATGAGGGCGGCTATTCGTTTTCCAGTGTCAGACGAACTCCGGGCGAGGCCCGGTCGCAGGAGGCAGGCGCCAGGCCTCTAACCGCCCCGTCGCTGCGAGACGGCAGGACGGCTGCGCGGCGTTACCACAAAGCACCGCCAGTCTCCATTCGCCCATTCGGGCTAAGTCAACTCTCAAACATTCCAATCAGGAGAAACCGATGAGCGCCGTCACCGCTCAGCGTTGTTCGCCTGGCGGTCGGCGGTGTGGACCTATTCCACGGCCGAGCTGGTGAAGTTGCTGGCCGGCGAGCGCTCGCAGCCGAGCGTGGAAGAGTTCATCGCGGAGCTGCCGGCGTTTGTGTGGCCGTCTTAGCGCCACCGATCGCTCTTCTCTCCGTCCAGCATCGCGTCCGCATCATCCTCTATGCCGCGGCAGATCTGCTCATATTCCGCCAACAGCTCCGCGCGGCACGGGACTTCTTTGCGGAGCTTGTCCACCATCAATGCAGTGACCTCGTAGGTTCTGCAAAGACTCTGGAAAGCCGGCGTCCGGGTATTCGGGATTATGTCGCGATGCCGGGGCAGAGCGAGCCTGAGGCGTGCTCGCCCCGCCCTGATTAGGGGGATCCCAGAGTTCATCTGCTCCCGCAGCATGTCATCTTCGTCGGGATGGCTGCTGCTCCCATAATATTCGTTCATAGCCGTTCTCTCTGACGCAGTCGCCGAAGCTTTTTCGAAGATGCCGAACGGAGATCGTTAGGAAAAAGTTCCGCGAAACATTCAGACCCTCTTAGATGAGGGTCTTCTATCGCCTCGAGGGCGAGGTCTTTTCACGCAAGAAAGGAAATCAGATGGACAAAACCGTGCCCCCCGGCGCGGCGATCCTGCTGGACTTCATGCGTGAAACGGAAGTTGGGCGGAGCTCAATTTTCTTTCCAAACAGTAAGATGAAAAGTGGCTCAACAAGATCTTCGTCGCCCTCGAACCGGGCAGGAGGGCGGCCATTCCAATCGCAAGGCGAGTCCGGTGCAGCGGGTGCTCGCTTTCACGCAGCCGAGCGTCGAAGGGTTCATGGCCGAGCTGCCGGCGTTTCAATGGGCGCAGTTGTAGGAGTTGGGTCTCTTGCCCATTCGGCTACAGCAATCGCTGAACTGAGCAATACGGCTGGCAGCGCAAGCGCGGCGAGGAACCTGATCACACTCTTCCGATGAGATCGCTTGCCGTCCAAATCGTAAGACATTGTGCTTGCCTCTTCGTGATCCGAACGACGGCTCCGGCTTTAACCATAAGGACACGGTTTCCGATGCTGGTCGAGTGAATTCCTCGCAATCACTGCGGTGATCCTGTCGTTCAGACCAGGCCGGAAAATTGTCGCTGCTTGCGAATGTAAGCAATTGCAGCAGCTTCCAGGCTCTTGCACTCGGTCTCGGATCTAAGCAGGGCCTTGTCGTCTTTCTCGGCTGAGCAGCGAAGCAGATCCCGTCGCAAGCACGCGTGCTCATACTCCTCGCACATCTTCAGAAATGCGGGGCTTTTCATCATCCACGTGCTGCGACGTAGATCCGGGGCCGCCAGAAGCAGCCGTGAAATTCCTGCCTTCTTCACATCCATGTACGCGCTCGCATCCTTCGCCGAGCTGACCGTTGAACGGATGCCTTTAGGAGAAAGTTCCGCGGCACATCGGTGGCTTTGAGCAGCTCACCTTTACAAACACCAGCCCCAGGCGAGGCCAGTCGCCAGAAGCGGCCGACCTCTAACCGACTCCTCCCCGTTCGAGACGGCTGGCGGAAACGTAGCGCTGCCCGTTGCTCAGGGCCATTAGCCCATCCGTCGTAATCCCACCCCTTAATAGTCCAATCAGGAGAAACGAATGAGCGCCATCACCGCTCAGGACGTTCGCACTGCCGCAAAGGGCAAAGTGAACGAGAGCAACCTCGCGTCCGTGCTCGTGGCGCTGGATAAATACGGCGAGCGCTTCGGCATGGACCGACCGCACCGGCTCGCTCAGTATTTCGCCCAGCTCATGCATGAGAGCGGCGACTTCCGTTATGACCGCGAGATCTGGGGCCCGACGCCGGCGCAGCAGCGCTATGACACTCGCACCGATCTTGGCAACACGCCTGAGAAGGATGGCGACGGCCATCTCTACCGCGGCCGCACCGGCATGCAGCTGACCGGCAAGCACAACTATCGCCAGTTCCGCGACTGGTGTCGCGCCGCTGGTCTCGACTGCCCCGATTTCGTCAAGGATCCGGATGCGGTCAACACCGATCCTTGGGAAGGCCTGGTGCCTCTGTTCTACTGGGACACCCGGGATCTGAACCGCTGGGCCGACGAGGGCGACGCCGAGACGATCACGAAGAAGATCAATGGCGGCAAGAACGGCTTGGCCGATCGGTTTGACCGGCTCGCCAGGATCTCGCTCGTCCTGCTCGGCTATCGCGCCGACAACGTCCTTCAGTTCCAGGCTGACCAGCGCCTGCAGGTGGACGGCGACGTCGGACCGAAAACGCGCGCTGCGATGCACACGGCGCTTGTAGCTCTCACCCCCGGCGAAGCGGCACGGCCGGAGGTCAAAGCCGCGCCGGTGACCGAGGAGAAGCCGGTACCGGTTCCTGTAACACCGCCGAGCCTCGATGCGCCGTGGTGGAAGTCGAAAGAGGTGATCACGCCCTCTGTCATCGGCGGCGGCGCTTCGCTGCTCACCGCGATCGGCGGCATACCGTGGCAGAACCTCCTCCTGATCCTGGTCGCGTTCGGGGGCATTGCCGGCTTCCTCTACTGGCGCAAGAACGCCGATCGGAAGGCGGTGGCAAAACAGGTCGAGGGAATGGCGTGATGTTCTCCACTCCTCGCCTCATCGCGGCTGCGGCCGCTCTCGCAATCGTCGCCGCCGTAGTTGCCTGGATCTACCGACAGGGCGGCGACGACGTCAGAACCTCCATCGAAAGGCAGAACAATGAAGCTGGCCGCACTGCGGACGATGTCCGCTCTCGCTTTGACCTTTGCCCTGACGGGATGTGGGACTTCGGCGCCGGCAAGTGCCGACGGTCTCCGCCGGGTGGTGGGCACTGATCTGATCGGCGTGCGCGGCGCGACGCCGGCGGATCAGCGGAAGATAGACCGGACCGTCGTCGGCATCTGTGCCGCTTCGGTCTGGACGAAAGGGGAATGCGCGCGCCACGGCGAAGCGCAGCAGTAAATCGCATCACATTACGAGGGCAGGGGATTGGCTGAAACACAGGAAACCGAAAAGATGGTCGCGACTCCGAAATGGCGGTTTGAATATAACCTCAACACCTTGGTGATCCTATTCGGCCTTGCCGGCGGCCTCATAGCGTGGGGCGCGACGTGGGAGAGGGTGAACGCCAATCAGGATTCGCAGGCCAATTCCATCGATCGCCTCGACAAGCGCCTGACGGCTGCCGAAGTCTCCCTCCGGCAGATCGACAATCACGAGCTCCGGATCTCGGCGGTAGAGAAGCAGGCGGCCGAGGCGGCGACTTCGATGAAGGCTGTCGAGAACACGCTCAACAGCCTTTCCATCGATACCCGGGTGATGCGCGAGATCCTTCAGAGGATCGAGGCCAGCCAACGGGACGGCGCGCAGCTGCGGCGGTGAGTTGGCAGCACCCTGAGAAGGGCGAGGTAAGGGGTGCTGCCTGCTCAGGTCGGCTCCCGCAGTTGGAGGGCTCCAAAGAGCCGACACGAACTCACGTTGACAATCGATCGCGTCTAACGGTTCATCACTGAAATGGTTCCGACCAATTGGGAGGAAGTGGCTGATGCTGGCTCCGCTGGTAGTACAATATGCGCAAGCGACGTTCTATTTGTGTCAGGCCATCGGTCTTGAGGAGCGGGGCTGCCGCCGTCGTTGTCCCGCTGCCTTGCATACCATTTCCTCGCCGCGGGCGACGAAGAACCGCCGAACGAATGTTAGGAACGCCGTAGCGCAGCGTTTAAGGGCGCGCTAAACTGCCGGTATGACCCAGCGATACGAATTGCATGACGACAGCAACGGCTTTTGGAGCGTGATTGATCGCTTCACTGGCTGGCCTGCTCGATGGGAGGGCATATCGCAGACCGGCCTGGATTATTTCGATGCGGACGATCTCACCGATTTACTCAATCTGCTAGACGAGCGCAGACGAGCAAAAGGCAAGCCCGAAAGCGGCGAGCTAAAGTGAACGGTTGAAGGGCGGGAAAGCGAATGCCCGCGCGCGGGGACGACACGGGCACTGCTAACAGGTTTGGCGACCTGGTGCCGCAGTAATGGGCGGCACCACCGATAACGCATCTCATGCAACTTTGTTCCAAGGCTGCAGCATTCCGTTGGGTGTGTAGCGCCGCCGCCGTCGCCATCCGGCCACCAGCGCTTCCTTTGCCTGCTAGCGGCCAAGACGGGTCAGGCTGGGGCGCTGCCAAAGGTATCGATCCTGTCCATGCGGTAGACGGGATCGACATATCGAGGAAGCGCCGGCGCTCGTACAGGTGCCGACGGCAGTTTAACTCCGTGTTCTGGTTGGTTCCGAAGGCGCTGTTAAATTGATGAGAGAAGAACGGCAGCACCCTGAAGCTAGAAGAGGGTGCTGCCTTGCAGTTCTGGAGAACGTCGCATCTTCTTCGTCAGCAGCCCGCCTTACGCGGGCCCCTCTAACCACTACTGTCGCGGATGGTTCCGAAGAAAAAATAGAGGGGGGCGGCTGTCGCTTCAAATTAAAATCCATGCACAGGCGAATAGTGCAATGACGATAAGAAGAATCACGATGCCAGTGAGATCGAGCGGGTGCATTCATTCTTCTCTTTGTCCAATATGTCGTCTCCTCGGCAGGTCAACACGCCACCGGGAGCGAAGTTCCCTCCCTTGCCGCGACCTGAATGTCTCCTATCCTTCATGTGAATAAATGGAGGAGCGCGTGGCAGACAATCCGAAGAAGAAGGGCCGCGACCGAGAGCTCGTTTCAGAACAGGAGCACGAGGTGGCTTACCTCATGAGGACGGCGAAGGTGACGCGACAGAAAGCGTTGGAGGCGATCCGCGAAGCCGGGCCGAGCCGAGACAAGGTGATGGAGTATCTTCGCAAGAAATAGGTGGCCGTGAATTTAACAAACGTCCTAGCTTCGCCCTTCCGAATTAATTCGGACGTGTTGCTGGACGGGAAAAGCCACTTGGCGAATACTGCATGGCTCGCAGCGCGCTGGAGCATGAAAGGTAACGAGCAAACTTTTCAGCAACAATTTAGAGCA